CTTTAATAATTTTTCTTCAGTTCTTATTTGTGCTCTAGTTAAGATTTCAACCTCTTTGGTGTCTTTGTTAACACGTGCAACAATATTCTGTTCTTTTAAGTTCATTACTCTCTTGTCTGACTCTATTGCCTTTTCTTCTCTTTGTTGTAACATGTCAGCCAAGTCTGTACTGTACTCTCTTAAATCTAAACCTAATGCTTGTACCATTCTCTCTAACTTTACAATGACATTATTAAAACTATTAATAGGACCTTTTTGTAGATCAACAGTTAAAGTTTCAATCATTTTAGGTACATTAGGAATAATAGACTTCGTAGCCGCCGATATAGACGAACTCGCCCTTTCCATAATTTGATTGCCTAAATTTTCTATTGCAATTCTAGTGTTATCTGTGTCTTGGTTGTCTACTAATGGTAATGCCATAATACTATTTATATCTATTTCTTTGTTGAATTAACATATAACCCAAACCAGGCAGCGCCAGCACCTACTACAACAGATACAAGACCTGCTTGTGCATTATTTGGACTTTCTAATAACATAAACCATTGTGCCACTTGATAGAACATATAAATGTACACTGATATGAACACTCTAGGGAATATTCTTAACTTATCAAACCAATAAGGGAAAGCTTCTGCAAAACTTATCTTACCATCACCATCTATGTCTAACTTATTCTCTTTAATTTGTTTCTTTTTCATTTTTATTTTCCTGCACTTTCTCTTTGTCTTCGTTCATTTTCTTCTTTAATATAGTTGATCAACATAGTAACGTATATATCACGTTCCCATGGTATCATCATTTCTATTTCACTAATGCTATACTTGTGATGTTGCATTAACGAAAAGTTAATTTCAAAGTAGGCCTCTAGGCTATTATGGGAGAGGCCAATCCGAAAAAATCTTGTAGACCGGTAAAGGTCACTGTACTCTTAACACCAGTAACAGGATTGGTTACCTCTTGCTCGTGTCTCAATCTAGGCATTGTATCAAAGAATTTTTTAATCTTCTCAAAAGAACCAGTTGGTAATTTCTCAAAGAAATCTTTCAATTCTTCTTTACTAGTATCTACACCAGGGTATATTTTCTCACCCTCATATATTTGATCAACACAGTTTAACATCATTTCAAATACAGTATCATAGTCTGCCGACATTGTATCTTTTTGACCTAACATCTTTAAAGTAGGGTATTTAAGAACAACTCCTAATTGCCTTTGTTCATCAATAACTACTCTATTTGTGTGTTCATCGTCTACTTGTACCTCAACTTTAGATAAATCTATTTCAATATCTACGTAAGTTTTCTTGTCGTCTGGACAAACTACTTTGAATTTTGAAACTTCACCTACTGACTTGGCTCTTATTTGTAAGAACATATATTCTATGTCAAACGTTGGTACATTATCCATGTCTAATTTATTAAATGTACATGCACCTAAAACTTCTTTAGTTGCGTCTTGTATTTGTTTTTCTTCACCAGACTCTAATGCTATCAACATCATTTTTTCTTCTTTAACAAGAAACGGTCTGAATTTAATCTTTGTGTCTTGGGAAGGTAATGTCAACTCATATGTTGGTGTCTCTATTATTGGTAATGCCATAATATTATCCTTTTGTTATTATATATTTATTGGTGGTAGTTTAAATGGTGGGAACGCTCTACCGCCGGTAATTTTACCTAGTGGTACTCTACGTCTTAAATCATTCAACACGTCTCTACCTGCTCTTCTCAATTCCGGTGGTAGTTTACCTAATAAACCTCCCAATAAACCTGAATCTTGTTTAACTGTTGGTGTACTGAACTGCGATTGGCCTAGTTCAATATTGCCTGATTTATCTAAAAAGAAATTGATCCAGTTTGTAAATTTAAATGTAACAGAAAATGTCTGTACAGTATTCTCGTCATGTGAATATTCAACTTTACTAATAGAAGTAGGTAAACACTCCATAAGTTGTACACCATATGTTATCTCGTCTCTCTCTTGTCTTGACTCAAATGAACCTAATTGATATATTCTCATATCAGTTACATAGTTCTTAAAGTAATTTAAGTTATAAGACTTGTTACTAAATGCTGCTGATTGCCATGCCTCAAAATACGATCTCTCTCTTAAATATTTGTCTGCATAAAATGTTGCTGTTATTTCTTGTGTCTTCATGTCATATGCCACGTTTCTAGGTGGAGCATTACCATGTCTAATTTCTTTTGTGACTATCTCTCTATCGGGCATTTCAATTGCACTACAAAATGCTTGAACACGTTTAGCGTTTGCAATGTGCATAGCATTCATATCTTCGGCCTTAAAAAATGAGTCATACGTTTCATCGGTCATTGAAGAAGATACATTGCCTACACCACCATTGAGGTCACCAGGTAGTGATTTAGGTAAATGAAACTCAACATAAAATCTTGCCTTTCTAGCAAAACCCTCTGCCTCGTTGACCATTGCCTGTACTCTACCCATTGTAGATTCAGGATTACCACCTTGTGTACGTTTTAATCTTGGATCACCTGTTACGTTGTCTAGTGATCTATCTCTCGGTATACCGATACGAATATCGTAACCACCAATTCTTTTGCCGCCTCTTAAAATTGCCATTAATACGGTTTCCCTTTTTTAAATTGTGCAACTGGCAAATAAACTGCTAATGCAGCTTCATCATAATCTATTCTTAAAAAACTACTTCTAGTATGTGCCCATAAGTATTTTTTAATTGCACCTTTTGTTAAACTTATATTCTTTACTCTATTATAACTAACATCAAATCTATTCTTATCATCAATAGTGCCTCTTACGGCAAATCTTTGTAATTGTTGTAACAAAGTAAATCTCTGTGCTGGTGGTAGGTAATGAAAGTTAATACCTGCAAATCCACCTGGTATTGTCTCTATTGGTAGTACCAACGGAAACGTATCATAATATGGTAATGTCTTCTTGTATTTAGGGTCATAGAAAAACATATTTAATCTACCAACACTTGGTCGGCCAATTAGTTTTCCTTGATTCATCAACTTTCTAGATGTTACTCTATCTGCAATAGTTGATATTGCTTTTCTATACCATGAAGCAGACTTTGGTGTACCACCTGCGTTATCTACTAGTTTATCTAAAACACTTATTGCCATACGGTATATTTATAACGAAAAAAGGGCGACTTTTGAGGGTCGCCCTTAAAGTATGCCTAACGGAGGGAATTGTTAGTTCTACTCGTCTTCAGCTAATTTACTAAAGTAGGATAACGTATCGTCATCGTCACTAGCTGCTGGAGTAGTAGGTATTTCACTCATACTCTGCACTTTGCCAGTAGGTGTAGCGGTTGGCGGGAGCTCTTCGCTATCTGCTGTCTTCGTGCTTCTTGTACCAGCAATTACCCTAATCAGTTTCTCTTTGAGTTCATCATAGGATTTAAAATTGTCGGTTGCCAAGAATGGTTTAAGAGCGTGTTGACTTGACCATAATGTTTTGATCGCCTCGTCACTTTCAGCAACACTTGTTACTGCCTCAAATTCTGACTTATCATAGTTCCAGTAACCATCAACTTTTCTGATTTTTAGTTTAAAGTTTGCACCTTTCCAAAAGTCAAATGGGTTAATTGGTTTCTCATCTTCAAATGCCGGTTGCATTGCTTCTGTAATCTTATCAAAAATCTTTTTACCAAATTTAAATAAGTGTACTTTGCCCTCGTATTCTGGATGTTTTGGGTCTGATACTACAAGAATATTTGCAAAATAAGAAAGTTTTCTTTTTCTTTTTCTAGCAATTTCTTTATCACTATCAACACCAGTGTTCCACAATCTTGTGTTTTCTTCGGACACAGGATCTTTTTGGTTCATTGTTGTTAATGAGTTCTCAATATACCAACCACCTTTATCTTGGAAAGCATGAGACCATACTCTCTGCCAAGGAAGTTCTTCTCCCTCTACAGCAGGTAAAAATCTTATCACTGCGTAACCATTACCAGTTTTATCTAGTTCAGGCTTCCAAAATCTGTCGTCTTGATATTTGTTCTTGTTTGATTTATCCTCAGGATTGAGGTTTGTTTCAAGTGCTTTAGTTAATTTGTCAAAGCCACTTGATGATGATTTTAATGCTTCAAAATCCATATTCGTATTCTCCTTTTGTATATATTTTCGTATTATTGTATTTGTGTTTCCTGTTTAATCGGAATCATAGTTATTTATAACAGTTTTATGTGCTCTACCAGGTTTATTGACTCTATCTTCTCCCTTTGGCCACCTCATCTTAATTTTAAGTTGGCTACCATCTGTCTTCAGGATTGATATATCATGTCCGTTATCAGCGGAGTTATCGTAGTATCTTACATAGTCGTTAATAACAATATTCTGATCTTTCTTCTTCACTGTCATATGTTAATATAACACACTACCACTTAAATGGCAATGTTATCCTATTAATGTCTCCATGGTTTCGTAATCAATATAGAAGACATTTTTATGTCCTTCCCAATCTTTGATAGGTCTACTGATTGCGTCATGTCCTAGGTCTGCGTTTGGATTTACTTTGTAGAAAGTCACGTTAGGGTTGTTTATTATCAATGACTTCCATTGTGTAATCCAATTATCAGGTAGCACTTGTTGTTGATCTTTTACACCATAATATTTACTGTCTTTGTACAAGTTGTTTATCTTGCCTTCTTTGTCGTTAGTTGCTAGGTCATTACCAACCAAAAAAAGTTGTAAACTTTCTACTAGTTCACCAGCAGCAACTTTTGATTGATTTTGTATTATGGCAATTGCACCAGCTGTAGGACCTGCACCAAATCCAAAATCTCTTGGTGTCATTACATCGTCAATAGATTGTTCTTTAGAGTTCATTGTACACCAACTAACATCTACAGCAGTATGGTTTACATTCTTATCTGTTATAGATTTATCTTTCTGTACTATTTTAACTGCACCAGATATATTAGAACCATGCATTACAAACTCTTGACAATCACCTTTCTCGTTGGCGTTAATCATATTGTTCTCTTTGACCACTGCCATTTCTTGAGCAGATATAGAGGCACCAGCATTTATTACACTGTCGTATAACATAGCAGGCAATCTAGTCCAACCTCTTAAATATGTTTCGTTCTCTTGGCAGTAACCACTGTTATATATTTCATGTGTGATACCAGAATCAACTGCTATCAAAGCGTCTGGTGTAAATTCTCTATACAGTGCATTACAACCATAAATTTTACCTTTGCCTTTTAATTTATTTAAATCGTATTCTTTACGACTTTCTCCGTTACCTATTACAAATGCGTTAGACATATAATTTCATTGTTCCTATTAGTAATACAAGGGCAAGGCACGTGTTCAGTACTATCAATGCTCTGTCATGCCATAGAATACCTACCCATAACCAACCTAGAGTACCTATCAAACTAAAATATAGATCGCCAGTAGCATAAGAACCTGTTGATCTTAAACATACTGCCACTAGTATTAAGAAACAACTGAACCATTTTAAATACCATGAGAAGTCATGTAATGGTGTTATCTTCTTAATCATTGTAGGTTTTCTCACCTCTTGTTTTTTGATTTGTTTTAATTTTGAGATTTGTTTTTTAAGTTTAATAATCTCATCTCCGTCTTCAAACATTCCACTATTCGTCATCTTTTGTTTCTTTCATATCTTTTGAACCTATACTGTATGCAATATACAATATGATTATCGTTAATATCATTCCTATAAAAAATAGGCCACCTAATCCCATTATAATGGTTTCATAAACATTGGTATCATTATGCTTGGATCTCTAAACACTTCGTCTTGAAGTTCTTTCACACTGATTGCCATGTATATGAGTAAACCTAAAATGGCAATCTTATACGTTATATCTAATTTATTTAACACTTTTTCTATTTTGCTCCTTATTTGTTACAAAGACTCTGACTAATCTTGATAGATCAACCTCTGTCTCTTTTAAGTTAGTAGGGTCTATAAACCTTACTATACAATCGTTGACCATCATTTTATCTAATGTATCGGCGTTCATCACAACTGCACTTGCCGTATTCTTTCTCCAATCATGGGAGCTATATACTGATTGTGCCATTATGCCTCTTTCCTATTATCATTAAGAGGTAAATGATCTTTCTTCATTATAAAAGTAAAATGTTTCTTACACAAGTTTACTGGTATAATACTTAACTTACCCACCAATGTCTCTGGTTTATTGTGTATGAATTTAACGTCACACACTGTACATTTGTACTTCTTAAGCTTATAGTTTAGTTTCTTTGTCGTCATGTTGTTTTCCCTTCCTTTTGTTGTTTACTTAATACCTTTTTTTAGAACATCGTATACAATCTTTTTCCAATTGTAGTGTTGATCTACAGAGTTAACCATTATGATTGTACCATTGTCCATATCAAGAGTTATCTGTTGACCACCATGTCCGTCCATTCCCCAAACAGTTCTATTTTTATCTATTCCAATGAAACCCATGTGAAACTGACCACCATATTGTTTAGTGATAGCACCGATTTGATATGGCTTATAACCATCGTGACCTTTGTTAACTTTATTGTCGTTAATAAATCTTAAATATTCACCAATACAAGAATCAGAGTTATAATCTTTTATGATTTGGTCTGCTATTCTTATATAATCGTGTGACTTAGCAAAGAAAGTAAATCTAGAGTTACCCTCTTTAAAGTCTGCTGACGACCAAGTAGTCTTTTGAAAACTAACTCTATCTTTAACACCAACATGATCTCTAAAGATTGAAGTTAAAAACTTCTCATAATCTTGAGCAGTATCAAACTTACTGATCATATAATTTACAGCAACGTGTGTTGCTAGAGCAGAGTAATTGTATTGGTTAGATTTCTTTTTAGAACCTTTAAAGTACATGTTCATAGTTCTTGCAATACTTGTTTTCTGTATAGTTTGGTCTGCCTTACCAAAGATAGCACCATCAGAACTCTTTTTAAACTGACCATATTTGTATTCACCTACAAAGTTATGATCACCTGCTGTCATGTTTAATATTTGTAACAAAGTATTATCGGCATATAGTGTATCATTTAAAACGTCCCAATCTGCAACTGATTGACTTACACTACCAATATAACCTTGACAAACTGCGTGACCAACAACATAGGTAACTAAACTCTTACCCATAGAATTTGATCTTAACAGATTATCATTCTTTTTAAATTCTTTCGCACTATTACTTCCTTCATAGTTAGATTTGTCTACAACTATCTTACCATTTTGAAAGACTACAACATTAACCAAAGCAGTTTTCTTGTTGTTAGCTAATTGTTTATCAATTAATTTTGTATAATCGTTTTCTTGTATAAGTTCAGTTTCTAATTTCTTGTAATTTTCTGAACCATCTGAACCATAGTTGTACAATTTATACATTTGTTCAAACGATTTATGGTGTGCATTAGCAATGCTAGATAAACCAAACCATAATAGTATGTTAAGTGTGATAATAAACGTTAAGTATTTTTTCATAGTGTTTTCCTTTTTGTTATTTGTCATATTATTGGTATATAATAACATAAAAACATGCAAAAGGCAAGTAATTAATATGAGAACATTTAGTGAACAAACACGTCCTTTAACGTTAATTTAGTCTCGGTTTCGTTGAATTTGATGAAGTTTTTGTGTTTTTTAAGTCTTTTAGAGTATATGGGCCATACAAATGTCTCTGTAATTTGTTTATCCCATCGGTTTACAAAACCTAAATGATGATTTAGAATCACCATGGTCTGAAAGGTTATTCTTTTTGAGAGAAGAAGTTTAAACAGGCGAGGATGCTGGCCTCCAGTAATAGATAGGCCATCGTCAAAAGAAATACCACGACTAGCAAAATCGGTATCAATACTCTTGCAATCTGCTCTAAAATGGTAATTAACACTATCTGAATATTTTCTATAATTGAGGTATATATTTTTGCCATCTTTTTCTAATAAGTTTCCGACCCATTGTTTATCATTGTCTAAAAAGTTAGCAACGAAGAAGTCTGTTATCTCATATTTATCGTATTGTTTACTTAACTTGTGAAAGAAATATCTATCATTTCTCTTTGTAAATGTATCTAGTTTACAGTTGACCTTGCCACTATAGCTATGAAAATCATACTTGTCTGTTGTGAAGTGTAATTTTATTGCTAGATAAGTTTTAAATACGTCAAATCCGTCATGCATTATTATACCGGTAGCGACCCTTGTTTTGGTATATTTAATAGTTTTAAATTGATCGCTTCAACCTTTAATTTCTCTTTGATTTGTTTGTTGATAAATGAATTAACTTTACCTGGATCTAAATCTTTTTCTTCACATAAATGTATTATAGCATCCATATAAGACAATTTCTCTTTCTTAACAGCAGTTTCTATCTCTTGTGAGAAAGTCTTGGAGTTCATTTTAATCATTGTTTTCCTTTATTAAACTTGTTCTATTAAATGTATGTACTAGTATACAAGTTTGTTCGCCTGTAGGTATATCTATTGTATAGATTTTCTGGTCTTTCATCTGAAACTCTGTGACCATCATAACAGGATCTCCAGTTGCTTCTGCACCTGCTCTGCCTAAACTTGCTGTCTCTGGTATAAAACCTTTAGAGGCAATAAATTCATAAACGTAAATAGGTTCACCACATATCACAGGCACAGTGCCTCCAGCCAAGTTCGGGTTGTCCATGTACTCGTCTGCTTTTACTGATTTAAAACCTGTTGATAGAATTAATAGAGTAAACATAACTATCGCCAAAGCGATTAGTATGTTCTTTAAACTACCCATTAAACTACTTTGATTTTATTCTTATTCATTTCTTCATAATGTTTATAGAAACCTTGTATAGCAATACCTAGTTTTTCTTCATATGGTTTTCTTTCTTTAACAAAAGGCACCATTGAACCATCTTCGCCAGCAATTAATATTACTAACTGATTAATTTCAGTACCATATAGTTCTTCATACATCATCGCATAGGCACATGTTTGTAAGAAGTAATTCTCAATCCAAGACTCTTGTCTTTCTTTGTTAGCAGTCTTAAAATCAATTACTGATAGTTTACCATTATACTCTGCAATACAGTCCACTTGTCCAGCAATTGTTAACTTCTTACTGTACATGATTGTCTCTAAAGCATGTATGTTATTGATCTGATCTACGTATGGTTTAATTAGTCTGAACATACCTAGAGGTAACACACTTCTCTCACTCGGTGTTTCACCTTTCATGTATTGTTCAATCAAGTTGTGAGTTGCTGTACCACGTTTGGCTGCTCTTCTCATTTCCCAATTAGCAACGTCTTCACCAATACTGTCTCTCCACTTTTGTAGTTCTTTACTCTTTGAAATACCAAGTACTGTTGTTATTGAAGGATAGTGTTTACCATCTATTTCGTAAAATCTGAATCCATCTATTTTCTTACCCTTTGTTTTCGGCAAAGGTGTCTCGTCTAGTTTCTTAAATGTAAATTTGCTCATAATATAATTATCCTATCACTTTATTGTTAATTTGTCAACCCTTATTTACTTCGTCTAATGCCCATTGTCTTTCCTGACACCACCAACAGGTATTACCACAACCACCAGGTACAATACAAGAGGCTGTCATATCTAATAGATCGGTAATGTCGTGATCATTGTATGCTTGTATTATAAATCTCTTATCAACTGTCTTATATGGTGCTAGATCATCTTCTTGTCTCTCTAGTTCTTCCCAATATAGACCACCAGGTAACCTTACTAGTTTCTCTGGATGACCTTGTGTAATTTTAAATGAATTTTGTATATCTTTAGGAGGACCCATTGATATGCCATGCAAAGTATAGTCTACTATTTTTTCTTCTAACATTTTTGACATTGGTCTAATGTAAGTATGTTTTGATGGAGCTTCGCCGCCCTCTGTATCAAACACCACAGATAATGGCCAGTTGATTGTTACAAATGGAAATTTGTTTCTAATGTAATATATGATTTTAGGTATCTGTTTACCATCACCAGGTGCCCATAGGTCAAGACCATTGTATGGTTGTATTGTAATATTTAAATCTTGTTCTTGTATTGTATTTGCTATGAGATAACACAATAAGGTACTATCAGCGCCACCTGACATGGCAACTGCAATAGTTTTGTTTTTAAACTTACTATCTTCTAGTACCTTTATTGTTCCAAATTCATTCTCATACTTCATAATTTAAATGCCTTTTTTGGCGTACATGTCGTTTAGTTCGTCACGTGTTTTCTTATGTTCATCGTTAATCGGTGTGGGCGTTCAAGTAGATAGTGCTTTAATTCTATCTCTTAATCTCTCTGCTCTAACACCAACTTGTTTTGCCCAACGGCTGTCCATCATTTCAACGGCTGCTGTTGACCAATTACCATCATTTACGGCTGCTACAAACTTCTTAAACTTTGATAGTCTTGGAGCACCCATGTTGAAACACATATTTACAATTACTTCTTGTGCTTCATCTGGTAGTTTATCTAAATCAGAAAATACTTTTTTAGATTCTGTTACATAAGTTTCTACATCGTTGTCAAATACTGCATTAACTCTTTTCTCTGAAACTGGATGACCTACTTTGGCACCATATTCCTCGTCTTTAGCAGTTACTAAATGACCAATTCCGAAAGTCTTGTAACCTAGATGGTCATCATAGACCTCATACTTAACTCCTTCGTCAATCTTTAGTTGTTCTCTTAACTTATTAATGTTCATTCTTATCCTCTTGTTAGTTTTAATATTTTCTCTATCTGTGCCTTAATAATCGGACCTCTGTTTGGCCAATGTATATAAGGTTCAGTTGTTTTGCTTAAGTTATATAAGAAAGGTAATATTACTTTTTCAATTTCTTTGAAAGTTGCTTTTGTATCTTCGTCTGATACTGCTTTTGTAATAGTATCTTTTTCTGCCACTATCTGCATAATTTCATTCATCATGGCTTTAATAGATGAAACATCTGATTTAACCTTTGATATTTCTAAAGTAGAATTTTCAATTGCTTTTGTATTAATCTTTGGTGTTTCTTCTTTAGGTGGAGTTGCTACTGCTGTCATACCCCAATCATCGGTCAAATCAAAACCTCTCATGTAGTCTGGTAAATCGTTACTCATTTATTTTCCTTTTGTTTTTGATTGCCTTTTTAGGTGTTTTTGTACAACTTGTTTAGTTGCAATTTCTTTTGCTGTTCTCTTGCCATATCGCTCTGCTAAGGGACTTGTTGGGTGGTTTTCTGCGATTCGTGACATGTTCTCTTTCCAGCCACCATCGTTTTTCATTGTTATGCCCATTACTCCAGCGGATATATTTAGTACCTGTGGTACCTGTACAATGTTCTTATTTTTCTTCATATATGTCTCCATTTCTGCAATGGTCATCATATCTGTATGTTCTTTTTTAGTTCTTTTGTTTCTAAACGTGTATATTGGCATTTGCAATTCCTATAATTCTATTAATTAACTCACCTAATCCATTTTGTCTTTGCATAGTAAGTAGTTCTTTGATACCTAACGGTGTAAAATCTTCTACAGTTAGACTAGCAACTTCTTCGGCTTTCTGACCATTAACTAAATTAGTTACCACTACGGCAGTGCCTTTAGTTATATGACTTTCACCATCAGCATGGTAAATCATAGTACCGTCTTTAGGGTTTTTACTACCAGTAATCCACAGTTTGCTAGCACAACCATGTATTCTATTTGTCTCTGTCTTCAACCATTCTGGTAATGGTTTAATATCTTTTGCCTTGTCTATAAGATAGTGAAATCTATCATGTCCTTCTAACATCTTTATCGACCACCG